AACCCACAGATGTCCCCCTTGACGATATACAACGCATGATTCCCGGTATACTGAAAATCATTATCATCATAAGCATGGGAACCTTGTATGTCAAAATACATGCCCACATTGCCATACGCCGTATTCGTTATATTCCTATTAACCGAAATACGGGATGGGCATAATATTGCCCCCCCACTAGATGAAGGAAAAGTATCCGCTCCAATAAACACGCTTGAATAACTTCCGGTAAATCTTACCAAGTTGGCGGAAAGGAGCATGGCATTATTCCCGGAAACCGATTCCATACTTGAGGTGGAAATATTGAAACCGCCAATATTTCCACCTGTGGCAGTTATTGTCCCCGTGATATTCGCCTTCGTTGCAACAAGATTCCCTTCCTGATCCACTCGGAACGGAGCACTGCCCGGAACATCACCGCCAGCCCATATCCTTACAGGTGTCGTACCGGCTTCCTTGCTGCTTCCTCCTGTAAGACCGGCTACAATATTATTATTTGCATCCTTAATCAATAACTCATTGCCTTGGACGAAATCAAGACTGGCGTTCTTGGAAATAATAAGGCTGGTATAGATAGGACCGACATTGCTTAATTCCGTCCAATAGGTGGTATTGGCATAGGTTATGGAAGATGACGATGTATGGGTCTTGATACACTTATAAACATCCCATCCGTCCACCGCACTATTGTTTCTCACCATTACGATATCAATATACCGCGTGCCACTTGTAAGGTCCTCGTCATTCCTGTACGTCACGCCGGACGCCCACTCGGAAGACCGTATAATACATCCCTGTATTCCTTGTACGCCCTGATCTCCCTTGTCTCCCTTATCTCCTTTGTCTCCCTTTTCACCATCATCACCCTTGTCGCCTTTTGCTCCGGTATCGCCCTTTTCGGCCCATACATCATATTCGGCCGTGTTCTGCTCACCCGTCATCACATATCCGCCATCATTGTAAGTAAACCGATTGCCGGCATTGTCAGTCCAACACCACAATGGAGGATTCGTGGTGGATGCCTTGGCTACATAAGAGCCGCCACCCATCGAAACG